AGACTCGTAATCAAACATATCACCTACATTATTAGGAGTGTATTCACCTTGTTTAGACTCTATATGATCAAGAATCGTATCTAATGCATCATTGAGCATCCTTTCATATGATGCATCTCCAGCTGGTTCATCTAGGATTTTATTCATTGCTGATTTTAAAGGATGATTTGCATCAACTAAAAATGCGTGTGCAGGTCCTGCTGTTTCTGCTCCGTATCCTTCAAAGTATTTATCACCGTCATTATACCATCTGTATACCATTCTATTAATAGCTCTTAGCATTTCTCCTTCAACAGTATCAGCTTTACCCATTCCAGGTACTAATTTATCATATAAAGGTTGGTTTCTATCTTCTAAGTCCTTACCTACAAATTCTAACTTAACTCCTCCTGCTTTTAGTGCACCTGTTGCTGCTCCTCTAACTGCTGCCATAGAAGCACCCTTAACTCCTTTCTTAATAAAATTACCAACTTTTCTGATTGCTTTACCTATAAATTCAAAAAGATTAGAATTAAGATTAGAACTATGATCTATTATGTCAATATCATAAACTTTTAAATCCATGGCTAAATCATAAAGATAACTATTAGAATTTTCACCTCCTATTAGGTCAAAATAAATTATTACATTTCCAGCTCCATCGTTATCAACTATATCACTTACTTTTACATAGTTACCGTCTATATTGGTATCTATAATAGACATCGCTTCTTTATAATCTCTTCTTTTTACTTTTATATAGGTTTTTTCATTTGGGGATTCATTTACCTCTTCTTCATTAAGAGATTTAAAATGTTTCATTAACTCATTTTTTAAAACATCTACATTAACAAAAGGTTCACCAGAAGGTTTAACTCCAATATCTACTAATTTTTTATTAAATGAAAAGTCTGCTAAATGTAAATTTCCGTCTTCTACGTGAAATGCAAATTCATCATCTGTTCCGGCTCTTTCTCCTTTATATATTACTTCTATATCAAAACTATTAGTTTCTAAACGATGAGCTTTAACTCTTGCTAATTCATCACCAAGATTTACTAAAGCTTGTGATAATGCCTTGCCAACTTGAGCAATCATCTCTCTCATATCGTTTACAGAAAATTCTAGATCTTTCTCGTTTTCATCAATTTTATCAACTAAGTCTACATTTACTCCTTTTTTTGATAACTTTTCTGCCTCTCCTGCATCCGCAGTTCTAACAACTCCGTCTTGTTCTTTAAGTAAAGTTAATTTATTTTGAATTGATTCTTTTAGAGTTGAAAGTTTAGTTACTGTCTCCTTAATGTAAGTAGGAGTTAGTTTAGTATCTTTTGAATTTTGAAGTTTTTTTAATGTCTTCTCAACTACAGATAGACGGGTTTTGAGCTCGTTATATGTCATTGTTTATTTGTTTGTTATATAGCTATATAAATAAATAGATTAATTTTATCAAATAATTAAGTTATTGGCAATGGTAGTTTAAGTACCTTTGAAGTGCTTTAGCGAAATGAGTTCCTTTGTTTTTCAATTTAGACTTTTCTTTTCTAACTTTAGAGCAAGAAAGTTTACCTAAACGTTTTTTCAATATACCTGGTTTTACAGGATCATGTGGTCCTTCATAAAGGACTTCTAATATTATTTCTTTTAGATCTTTTTTATTCATCTTTTATTCTTATATTAATATCGTGAGGAGCATATTCGTTACCACCAAAATAAGGGTATAAATAATACCTTCTTATCAAACCCCAGTATCCGTCTGGTCTCCTTCTAACTAATGTTGTATCATCATCTATTACTATTTGATAATTAAACGTAGTAATATTAATTACAGCATTATATATTTCATTTATTTCTATATTTCTAATCTTGGCTGAGCTATGTCTCCCTTCTTCATGTCTTAACCAGCATAATTCAATCTTACCATCAATATACCTCCAACCTAATCTTATAGAGTATTTTTGATGTATTTTACCAAAATCACTAAATCCATAAATCTTATTTACGTCATATTGATTCTCAGGAATCTCTGTTTGGTAAATAGCAGATTCATCAAGCATAAATTTAAACTCTATTCTAGAATTATCAGGATGATTAAAAAATGTTCCTGAGCTATGCTCTCCTTCTGGAATAGTATATATTCTAAATCCTAAATCATCCACTTCTTTAGTGCAACCCATGCATAGAAGTATGATTAAGGCTATACGCTTCATATTACAAAGCGTTTCTTTTCTCTAATTCTAATTTTATAACCCTCCTTTTTCTTTTCATAGTAGGGCTGTTATAATATTTTAATAAATCTTTTGTAGCAGTACTAGCAACAGTATAGTGCTTCCATTCCCATTTAGTAGTTAATCTACCATTACGGTCTCTTTTATATTCTTTAGTACTTGGTTTTAATTTAGGAGCCATTATTTTTCTTTCTTCCAAATTTCACCTCTTCTACATCTAACTACAGCTCCTGAGGCATAAGCTGATGGCCATGTATCGTATTTTCTTTTTGCAATTCTAGTACATCTATCGTCTTTCTTTTCATCTAAAATTTCTTTACCTTCATGTACCATTCCTACTACTAAGTTTGTAAGATCTTCTTTTGTTATTTTTTTATAACCAGATCCATATGGTGCTGCTTTATCATTATGGTTAGGAGCTACATTTTCTCCTTTTAATGCCTTACCTGCTTTTTTAGCGTTTTTGTAAGCATTTGAATTTCCATGAGATGATTTTTTACCTGCTTTTTTCTTAGCATTAATATTAGCCCAAAGGCCTTCTTTTTTTACTGTTGCTTTTTTAGTATTTTTCACGACTGTTTTTCCTTTAGCTCCTGCTTTCTTTTTCTTTTGAGCAGTAGCAGCCCTTTGGCTTTTAGTTAGACTTTGTGCTTTTGCTTTTGGTAAACATCTGTCAGGGTTCTTTTTATTTTTTGAAGTACCACAAGGACCTGCAATGTTACCAGAGGGTGATATACGTACCCATTTTTCCTTTTTAAACCAATCTCTTAATGATTCTTTTACTATTTTAGTTAACGTATCTTTTTTCATTGTGCTGGCATTTCTAAGAATAGAGCGTATGCTTTATGCTTTGCATTTTTATTAAGTAACCTTCTTTCTTTTACTATAGGTTCTTCTTTTTTATCTTCTGTCCAATATTTTGGATTTTTACTATTTAATTTTCTCTTCTTCGGCATTAGTTTAATTTTATAACTTCAGATAGTAATTTAATAACAACACCTGCAAGAACTGTGAAAATAATCCAAAGTGCTTTTTGTACACTATTCTTCCATTTTTTTAATTCTTCTACCTCTGCCATTTTAGCAGTAAAATCTTTATCTCCAGCTTCCATTTTTTTTCTAAAAGCTGAATTCATATTAGTTTTAACAATTACCCCGTCTTCAGGGTTTAGTAGAGTGTATTTTAAATCAGACATATCGTCTTTTAACTCTTTAACATCTTTAACCATAGCCTTGAGTTCTCCATTAGGCATATGTTTTTTAATGTGTACTAACTCATTAAGTACAGATTCTAGTAGCTGTTTTTGTGTCATTACTTAAGTATCTAGTTTACTATATATCTATAAATATATACTAATCCAGCTTAGTCTTTAAAAAACTTATAGTCTCTTTGAGTTCTTTTGTATAACGGTTTTTTACTTCTTTAGAATTAGATTTCCAACTCTCTATATCTCCTTGTTCGGTAACATAAGTAGCATCTATATCATTTTCAACTTCAACGATTAATTCCTCCATAGCTTTTATGAAATACTTAGCATTTCCTTTTTGTTTAGCTCTTAGGTATTGTTCTAAATGTCCACTTCTTTTTAGTTCCCCAACGAAAGTAGTATAGCAATCAAAACACATTTTAGATTTTTTATATGTTTCTTTACTTAAATAATATGATAAGGATCCATGGCATTTAGGACAACAAAGAGGTATTTTGACTGCATCCTTAGCTGAGTCAAACTTGGTAACGTTCTGTTTTATTCCGTCTTTGATAGTCCATGTTTTATTATTTTCTTCCCATATATCTCCTTCTTTATAATCTTTGATAATCTTTTTGTATCCAGTTTGAGATTTAGTACCAGCTGTATAATCTTTTTTGATAAGATTACGCATCCTTTCTACATCAGCTTTCTTAAATTCTTTTTTTAACTGGCTACTCATATCCTAATTCTTTTAATCCATCTAATGCTGGTCCTATATCTCCATCCTTAACTCTAAATGCAATACCTCCTGCTGCTTGCCATTCTTCAATATTTGATTTTTTATCATCTATTAAAATGCTATTTTCGTTAGCGTAGTTTTGTTTGTTAGCTGAGTATGCAAAAATAACTTTAGGTTTAGGGGATAAGTTATTTCTTACCCATAAATTTTTTCCTAATCTAGAAGTATTATCTCTAGAAGGAGAAGTTAATAAAGATGGATTATATTTTGAAATGAAGCTCCATAATTGTTTTCCATCTGGCATCCAATCCATTCCCACCCAAAATGAAACTCCTACGGTTTGGTCAATAAATTTCCAAAATTCATCTAAACCAAAAATATTTTCAAAATCTTGAGGTTTATTAATTTTTTTGATATCTTTTAATGGATAGTAATCTGGTCCTATTTCGTTAACTTTTTCGTAAAAACGTTTTTCAAAATTAGTTAAAACTCCATCCATATCACAATAGATTTTATATTTAGAAGTTTTTTCTTCGACAGTTGGATGATACGCCTCCAATAATTCCACAATACTTGTACTCATAACCTTTATTTTTAGTGTATAATACTCTCTATAAATATACGAACTTTCATGCTATTTTCCAACTACTTTTTAGAGTTTTTTAGACGTTGAGTTTTCTTTTTAGAAGCTTCTTTACGTTTTTTAATATATTCAAATCCAGCTTTTAATTTCTTTTTCTTAGCTGGATCTTTAGTTCTTCCTAAAGCTGCTCTTACTCTTTGATGTATTAAGTTTATTATTTGAGACTGTCTAGCATGTGATTTAGCTTTGAATGACTTTTTATTTAACGTATCCACTATATCTTGTCTAGTTGAAAATTTTACTCCTACAGTATCTTTAGGATCTTCATCGGTATATAATCTTCTGCTTGAACCTTTAGGTTTTTTACCTGTTCCTTTTTTTGGTTCATTATTTTCTTTTAATATAGTTGTACCGGAATAAAATTCATTACTTTCACTAAGCAACGTACCTTCATTCTTCAAAGAATCTTCCCAATTTCGGAATGTAATATTTCCTAGTAAATAAGCTTCTTTTTCTAACTCTTCTAAATTTTCGTCTTCATTGGTATTAGTAGTTGTAATGTTCTTTAATCTTCCTTCTAAGTTTTGCATATGATGAATCATTTCATGAGCACAAGATCTTACTATATCTTTAGGATGCCTATTATAAGTGTATAATGCTACTTTTTTATCAGAAGGAGAGTAATAAGCAGTTCTACCGAAAAAATTTGCTGCATTTATTTTATCTTTTATAGTTACTATTTCAGGTAATGGTAAGATATTCATTTTTTGATCCAGCATATATTCTAATAAAGACGCAATATAATCTTTTAGTTCAATATTAGGAACAGTCTGTTCTCCTATTGGTAGATCGTACTTAACTATTATTTTATCATCTATCAAATCTATATTTGTACCTTGAGGTATTAAATTTACAAGGTAGTTATATAAGTTAACAAGTCTATTTCTATCAACTGATCTAATAGCGGTGGACCTTTCATCAATAGTTGGTTTATCGAAATAATTATCTATAAAACCTTCTAAATTATTAGATAAAATTTCTGCAACTATTGTATCTTTTAAATCAGTTAATATATTTAAAATTTGTTCTTTAGATAAATCTTCAGGAAAAAAATCTAATACTTTATCTAAATTGCCAGATAATATATTGTTACGAAAATCTGTTGCTCTAATTCCTGAACCTGGTGCTGCTGCAAGGGCAAGTCCTTTGACGTTAGGAGCATTTTTATATGTAGTTACTCTTCTTAAATCTACAAAATCTTTTTCTCCTCTGATACCGGTTACTGAAACAAACTCTTCTTCAGGATTAGATTGTGCAAAATCTTTTGCAGCAAACATTGGATTATTACCACCATCTAAAATTTCTATATCTCCAAGGTATTGAGAATATACTTCCCATATAGACATCGATTCTTCTTTAGTTATACCGTTTCTCTCACCTGCTCCTACAAAAACTATAACCTTATCTATTTTAGGTTTTTTATTACTGTTGCCACTAAGTAACGAAGCTCCTGTTTCTTTATAGTTATCTTTGTCGTATATGCTTCCATTATAAGATCCGTCAAGTAATGACTTAACTACATTGAAATGACCTCTATGAGGTGGTTTAAAAGCTCCTGGGTATAATGCTATCATGCTAAAAATGCTTGTACTTTTTTATCTATTTCTTTTACGTCAGAATGTTTAAGAAGTTCTTGAAATTCAGCACTAAATAACATTTCTGCTATATTTTCTATAACTTCGTCATTTTGAAATTCTAATTTTTCTTTTTTTTCTCTATATTTTTTTACTGCATCTCTTAATTTGTCATCTCCTGGTCCTACTCCGTTGTTTTTGAATGTCTTTAAAAATGCTTGTTTTACAGCTTTATCTTCAGATCTACTACTTTTATCATAATCTACATCTACTACTGCTTGATTGAAAGCATCTTCTTCTTCTTTAGACATTACGACCGGTGAAAAAAATGAAGAACCTTCTATATTATTCTTTTCATTGTAAACTTTTAAATAATCTTTTATACCAGCTACCCCTTTTTCAGCAGCTTTATTAAAATCTTCTATTTCTTTATTGTACTTGCCGCCTCTATCACTAACAAATATAGATAAATTATCTCCTAACATATCTCTATACTGACCTATAAGTTGATAGACATTCCTCCAGGTTTTAAATACTGCCACTGCAGGTAGTGCTCTATTTCTGCTGAAGTTTGAAGCGTAAGATATCATTGGATGAGCATATACCATTATCATGTAAACATCATATCCTTGATCTAGCAGATTTTTTACTTTAGAAGGATTAGAGGCTGTTGTATCCCAAACAAAACTAGTTTTTTCCTTTGCTGCCGCCGCTACGTCCTTGCCCACTTGAATTGATGCTGGACCTAGTTTGTTGTAGTACGGGTGTTCCGGATCCTCCACGTATTTGTCTGGGTTGAACTGGTCTAGAGTAGATAGGTTTAGTTGGTTGAGAAGGTACGATTTGCCTACTCCACCTCCCCCAGCCATTACTACTGCTTTGGGGTTTCCAGTTTGCTCCGTTATTAGGCTTAATAATTCTATCATTGTTATTACTTAATATAAGTGGTTTATTATAATTAGTTGGTTTAATTGTGTTTCTTACTATTCTATTTACTTGAAGTCTGTTTTCTATATTTCTTGTGTTTCTGTATCCATTAATGTAAGATACATTGCTATACCTACTGCTGTTCCATATAACGTTGTAACTTTGATTATTAAAAGGTCCTTGATACCAAGAAACTTGATAGTAAGGACTATGATACCACGGTCTCCACCATCTATTTCCGTACCAAGAGTAAGAATTCCATCCCCAGTAATTCCAAACATCCCATCTATTCCAATAAAAATCCCATGAATTATAAAAACCTCGATTCCATAATCTATTAGACCAGTAAAAGTCTCTATACCAGTGGTAGTCTTGATTTAAGAGGTAACTTTGGTAATCCCAAGCAAATCTAGAATCAGTTCTTAATTTCCATTTAAATTCAGATAGTGTAAGGGTGTCAACTGATTGTTGAAAATTAGGTACACTTCTTAAAGTATCTACTTGACTTGCGGTATTTAATGTACTATACTGCCACTGTACTCCACAGCTTGAAATAAAAATTACTGCAATAATTAATGCAAATACCTTCTTCATACATTATATTTTGAGAGTTGTTGGGTAACTATTATAAATAGGTTCAACAGTAGGGTTTTCCAAAGAATATAATTTATAAATCATTTCAAATAATTTAAAATTTTTCTTGATTTCATCAATTTCTAATAATTTCCAACCTTTACCTTGCATAGTCTTACCGTTCTTAGCTGGACCTCTTGAATGAGCTTTTAACCATACTATACCTGTTCTATCTATTTTTATACCTCTAGATTCTTCTAAAGCTGTAGCATATGAAGCTAATTGAAGATCGTATGATTTATGAATACTGTTAGAAGTTTTAATATCTAATAACCAAGTCTCATTATTTAATTTACAAACTATATCTGCTGTACCAGCATACTTATGTTTATCAGACCATACAAATTCTTCAGAAGATATAAGCTCAGGTTTGTAAGTATTCCAAAACTCATAAAATTTAAGAATCATTTCCCATACTATTTGAGAATATCTTGCATTACCGTATTCATCCATCCAAGATACTTCTTCTCCTAATATCAACTTTTCACAAGCTTCATGCACTTGGGTACCCTGTTTACCTGCTCTTTTCATAATAAGATCAGCGTTATGCCCAACGTCTTTAAGCCAAGACTCAAAAAACTTATTCTTGGGCATATACTGGAGTATAGTAGTTACGGACGGGTAGTATACTCCTTCGCTTCTCTTATAAACTCTTCTATCTAAAAAATTAATCTGCTTAAGTTCAGGATTAAAATCTAATCTTTTCTTTTTATTCTGATCAAGAATATTCATTCCTTGTTTTATCATAGGTCTAGTTTGTGCAGCATTAGACCAGACAAGTCTAATTCTTCTGCTTGTTGTATGTGTTTAGTAAATGCCTTAAAACCCATTTCAGATGGATCTTTATCTTTCATATTAACTAGAAAGACTTTCTTACCTTGATTTAAAAATTTTTCTGCTATCTCTAATGCTTCACTCTGTGCATCTAAATCTAAAGCAATATAGATATCAGTTAGTTTACTTGTAATTATTTTTTTATATAAGCTTGTTGAAATATTTTTACCTAATAAAGGTATCGCATTCCTTCTGATAGCTATTGCATCAAATACTCCTTCACAAAGTATTATAGGAGCGTTCCAATTAATAAGATTTTCAAAAAATATTATGTCTTTTGATACTTCCGGATTTTTGTATTTAAAGTAGTTGCCATCATAAGCTCTTCCAACAAAATAGTTGAGCCTATTGGATTCAGAATAACTTGGGAGTATAACTCTTCCTCCATAGTCTCCAGTTGTACAGTATCCAATACTATATTTAATAAAATCATTGTCGTTAAATCCTCTGTCATATAAATACTTTTTAACTAAATTAGCAATAACTGAAGTTTGAGAAGCTGAATATAAAGGTTGGTATTCTTTCGGCAGCTCTATTATAGATAGCTGTTTATATTCTATTTGTGCTCCTTGTGGAAGATACTTTAATATCTCTGCAGCTTCATTTCTTGGTGTTCTTAACTGCTTAAGGAGAGAACGAATAGTTCTTCCTTTAGTTTGACATACCCAACATTCCCAAGGATTATGTCCTTGTTCATTAGTAGCCATATTTATTTCAAGCTTCTTTTTTCTATGATTGCAAAAAGGGCAATGAAATGCATAATTGTCTCTAGCTTTTTTTGAACTTTTTCCTAAGATATTTTCAATAGAGCCTAGTAAGAAGGTATATTCCATACAGTATGTCCGTAACTAATAATATAATATACGAAAAAATATTTTAAATATCAACTAATTTAAGGTGATTTTTTTGGTTAACCATCACGTTTGATGGTCTTATGTCTAACTCATCAGGCGAAATACCAAATCTTTTTGCTTCATTTTCTGTTGCTTCTATCCATTCTTCAGGTATCTCTCCTTTGAATTCTCCTAAAACTTCCATTTGAATAATTCCTAATTTTTCATTTATTTCTTCAACATCATATATATGAGCAAAGTTATTAGTTTTCTTACCTTTAAGTATATGTGCATGTTCTAATTCTACAGAGTCAGTAGTAACCTTATAAACTCTACCATTAAGCAAGTAAGCAGAACCGTAATCTCCAGAACCTAAATATTTACCGCCTTGATCCTTTACTCTTTCAACTTCTCTTTCAAAATCTGGATCATAATAAAGAATTTCTCCTAATATTACGTGCGATAACCTCATGATTTATAAATTAAATGTAAATTTTATTTTAGGAAAATAATCTCTTTCTCCGATTTCTCTTTCATAATAGTTAGTAGATTGATCTTCTATTACTTCATATCCATTTGAAGCAACTATTTCTTTTGCTTTTTTAAAATCGTCTTCAGGTAAATCATCTCTATAGAAAAATGTTATAGAACCAAATCCTTTTCCTAACCTTGGATCATTCTTTGCTCTATTTTGATCATAGGCTTGCATAAAGCCATGTACTCTATAAGTTTGACTTAGCAAACTAGATAATTCTTTTTCAAGCTTTTTAACTTCAGCTTTATACTCTCCATATTCGTTTAATAATACATTTGATAGTTTCATTTTTTTTCTATTTTAAGAGTTAAATTACCTGTTCCTTTTATTAATCGGTGATATACCCCCTTTGGTATAAATAGCTCAGACTCTTGTAAAGAAACGGGGAGTTCGTTATCGAATTGGAATTGCCAGTCAGTTTTGTGAAGTGATTTAATATAACGATCTTCTCGATCTCTATGCCATACAAACTCTTCTTCGTCTGTGTGTTGATCGAAATGTCTTATATTACCGTTGTCTACGTACGGTCTACCAGTATCCTGAGAAGTTTCTTTTTCCACCTAATGATTTCCAATAACGTCCAATATTACAAGCCCAGTAACCTGGTTTTGTTTTATCTTTTTTCTGTGCACATTTATGACGTGCTGCAAATGATGCTCTAGCTCCAGGTTCATCTATCTTTACATTTAAACCTGTTGTACCTCCGAAAGATACTTTAACAACATTTCCTTTTTTATTTTTAGTATAAACAACAAACTTTTTAGAACCTCCTCTTTTTGGTTTATTTAAAGCAACTTTCTTACCTCTATATTCAGCTTCTTTTAACATAGGTAAATCTAAAGGTACTTTTGTTCCTTCGTATGTTCCATACAATCCAATATCAGTCGACTCTATTAATTGAGTATCTTCTTCGTTTAGTTCAATATAACCGTCTCTCCACAATTCTCTTGCTTCAGCAAATAGTTGTATAAAGCTTTCGCTAGAATAACGGTAGACATTCTCATGTAAGGTAAGACCATTATCTAAATGGTACTGTAATGATGGTAATCCTATTATATTTTTTATCTGTAACATATTATCTAGCGTTCAAATAATTACTAATTCTTTTGATAGCATAATCATCTCCATAATTACCTGCCATCCAGTTGTTATGAATATAGTAAATTACATCTTCAAATCTATCTTTATTTAATCTAGGACCTGCCTTTATTAAATCTTCCATTTTTTGATCATAGCCATCATCTAACTCATCAAATGCCTCAGTTACATTTTCGTCCATTTCAGGGTGAAATAATAATTTTATTTTTTTAGCATCTTTAGAAACTGATTTACCATCTATCTCTACTTCGATAGGATAAGGTTCAAATTTTCCTGCCCAATATGCTACGTCGTAACTTTTATCTTTATTATTAGTAACAAGTAAACCTCTATTGTAAGTATCTTCTTCTGCTTGAAGTACCATTTCTTTTCCTATAGGTAAAATAACATCACCCATAAGCTTGATATTATTTTTTTCATAATTGTCGCCGTGACTTTCTTCTTTGACAGAGCGATCTACTTTACTCATATTCCATTTGTGTATAAAATCTACAGCTTCATCTCTATTAAGTCCAAACTCTTTCATAAAGTCTGCAACGTCAATAGTACGTTTGTTATGATTTAAATCATCTAAGAAATTGATCATTCTTTTTTCAACCCCTTCTTTTAATATAATATCAGTTAGTTTCATGTTATGCGATTGCTTTAGCGTATCTTTCTTGCCATTCTTGAGATATCGAGTCTTTTTCAATAGGACCACCCTTTGCCCATGTTCTACAGCTTCTGGCTGAGTGACATTTAAAATGATGCATCCAGCAGTAACCTAATCTACCGTCTTTGTCTGAAGTAACTCCTGGCATACACTCGTCCATTCTTGGTGAAATATCAAAAGCTACACAATTGCTGCATTTAGATAAAAGAGCTGCTTTAACTTCTGTGTTCCAATAATCAGCTATGTCTTTCCAAAAACTTCCAGGCTCATCAACGTTCAAAGGTCCATATTGTATATGTTCTGCTTTTATAGCTGCATCTCTGTTTTTAGTGTTAAGCATTAAATCTTGAGTAGCTGCAGGGCAAGATTTATTGTTTTCCTTTAATATAATATCTCTTAATTTCATTTAGTAAAGTCTTTTCTATAAAATTTACCTAAAACATTATCGTTAATATAAACGTCTTCATGTTCTAGTACTTCATTTATAAATAGGTATTTACATTCAAAATATGTTAAAAGCTTTTTGTTAGGAACAAAACAAAGAATCTTTCTTTCAAAATCAAGAGGTGTACCTTCTTTAACAAATTTTAGAATATCTTTATGAGAACCATAATACTCTTTCCAATCAGATTCAGTGATAACTTTTTGTTTCAAAGGTACTCTTCCTCCTATTCCTTTAGCTTTTCTCTCTTCTTTTAAAGCTTCTAAAGCTCTTTTACCTAACCTTTTATTACGTTCAAAGAATAAAACTTTTTTACCGATATACTTTTTACCTGTAGGTTGATGTTTAGTTTCATAGATAAAACCGTACGTACCATTAGGCATATCGGATATATCTGTTATATATTTACCGTTATATTTCCAGCCGGGAATAGTTACCATAACTTATAATATATGAATTAATATTTTAACTTACAACTACCCTGTATAAATAATAAATGCTAAAGCGTAGTAAGGAGGTAGAAGGGTAGCAGAAGCTATAGTATGATTATGTGTTTGCCCACTACCTGTAGGGTTTGTTGTATGTAATCTTCCATATAAGAAGTTATTATCAGAATCTGTATCACCACTTCCTCTGTATTTATCATCATTAGTTCCTCCTATATAGTCTACAAAGCCTATAGCTCCACCAATTCCAACATTAGTAGTAATATGCTCTATATGATAAGAGTCTTTATATACGTGAGAGTGAGCAGGAATATCTGCAACAGATAAAGAAGTACCACCGGTAGAACCTCCATGATCGTGAGTAGTGCTACCACCTGTCGACCCTGTATTGTATGTACTTCCTGCACCAACTATAAATTTATCTGTTAAGTCTGGTATAGTTACCCCATTAATTTGAACTCCACCATTACCATCACAAAGAGCGAATCCATTAGGAATTCCTGTGCCAGACCACATAATAATTCCCCCTTTAGGTATAGGAGCTGCATTAACTTGTTTGACTACTTGACTTTGTGATATTACTAAGTAATCGTAATGATCTGCAGTAGCTGCACTACCAACTGTAGAAAGGGTTACTGAACCGCTCAAGGTAGAGCTTCCACTAACATATAGTTTTTGACTTCCTGATATGTTCCCTCCTGCTTTTAAAGCTCCATCTGCTTGTATAAATCCTGAACTAGTTACATCACCTTGAACATGTAGTTTAGTAGAGCTAGAACCAGCAAGTGTATGAGTACCTATACCTACTTGTCCATTAGCTTTAAACATAGCTACGACTGAATTATAACTAGCGTCAAAGTTAGAACTTGTTAGAGGTGCTCTAAGTATGCTAAAGGTTTGACTTGCTGCTGATGAATTTACATCAGATTTCAGACCTACAATAACATGACCTTTGTGAGGTCCATCTAATACAACAGCTCTTGCATTACCAGCATTACCCATTGCAGTCGTAAAAGGAATAGTAGTATCAGAAGAATCTACTGATTTTATTCTGAAAGCTCTATTGATATTACCTGCATTACCATCTATTGCTAAAGAACCTGAAACAGTTACATCTCCAAAATCAGTTGTAGCATTTCTAAATGTTATTTTACTTGTACCGTATATTTGTAATGCTGGATTAGAAGTACTATTTCTATTGACAAAAAATTTAAATCCTGAATCTTCGATTGCTGAAGAAAAAGTAGAAAGGTTTCTAAATTCCATTACAGCATCATCTGTTATTAAAGAAATACTACCACTATAATCAACTCCTGTATCGTCATAATTTAGTACCAATCTTGGATCATAGGAAGCATTTGTACTTTCTATTCTTATATCTCCTCCTCTAGTAGCTAACCTATCTCCACTTTGTAATGTACTCTGTCCTATACTAACTGCAGTTAATGCGCTATCAAATATTAAATCGGGTTTAGCACCAAAACTTCCTCCATTATTATACTGTATTTCAGTATCAGAACCTGCTACTGGTGGATTAGATCCTGTATAAGGGTTTAATGGTATTTGTACAGATGAAGCAGGAGCTACATTTGCACTTCCTGTGAAGTGAAGGTTGAGGAATTCTTGATTTGAACTAACAGATGCTGAATAGAAAAAACTTGTAAAGTTTACGTCTAATTCATTAAATGTTAATCTTGCACCTTTGTCTGCTCTTAAAGTTATAGCCATAATTAAATATCTAATTTTACTACTACCGTCATTTCTGTATTATCAGAAACAGGTACTGGTTGTGCCATTTTAGCAACAGCAATTAATTCATTTGTATCATTATATAGTCCTACAGTAGTAAAATAAGGTTGGAATTCACTTCCTGTAATATTGTCAGCTAACGAACCTGTTGTTCCGTTTTTAATGGCTGTCGGATGTTGAGTAAAGTTAAATTCACTTTCTCCTATACTACAGTGGTAACTATATGTATAAATAGGGTGTGATGCCTTCCATTCTACACTACCTGAAAAATAATAAGCATAATAGTTAGCAACATAAGGATTAGTGAGTATTAATAAACCATGAGGGTATATTACATTACCTACTACTGTTCTTTCCATTATCTTTCCATCAACAACAGAGCCACTTAAAATTAAGTTACCGTTACCGTCATCTATAATATCATCTTGCCATGTAGAGGGAATATTTAAAGAAGCTGAAAGGTAAGACTCTTTATCTAAATTTCTATACCCATTAATAAAATCTTGTGGATCTATAGTTGTAGTAGGGACAGAACCTGATGCTCCTCCATAAACTTCTTCCTCATCTTCGAAATAATCTTCAAATGTATAACTTGCAGAAGCATATGAAGCTATATCTCCAGATACACCTGTGTTAAGTTTAACACTACCTGGTTTTATGTGTGTTCCTATTAAGTTTCTTGGTATAGATATTACTGTAAATCTATCTTCTGCTCTTCTTTGTTGAGAGGTGTAAGAACTTTGTAAGTAATTTTCAACTGCTGAACCTGTTAAATCGTAAGAAGAAGTTGATGGTTCAGCGTTTTCAAAACCAGAATAATACAAGTGTTTAATACTTCTATAAACTAAATCTTCATAATGAGCATAATTAGTACCTGATAATCGTAAAGGGCTACTGTCTACACTAAAAGTATTAGAACCTGAAACACCTACATATGTTTCTATACCTGCTATATCATGTTCACTTCCGCTATAAATAAAAGTTTTATGAGCAGTGTAAGACGTTAGAGACGAATCTTGTTTGTTTAATTTTTTGTAGGCACTCATTCATTAATAATCAAGCTTAATTCTTATCAAAGCCTCTTTAGTAAAATCTTTCAATAATGGTTTTGATAATTTAGCAACCCCTAATAGGTCGTTAGTATCGTTATACAGTCCAACTGTAGTAATATATGCTTGTGGATTATTAACCATTGAACTATGTCTTATTTCTCCTGAACCTGATATGTTAGATGGGTTATTAGAGTAATTAAATTCACTGTTTCTTACTCTAACGAAAACATAATTTGATGATACAGTTTCTTCAGCATTAATCTTAAAGTTTTGACCTAATTCTATAATTTCATATAAGAATGCGTTATTATTTCCATTTGTTGCAGTAGAACTGGTAACAAAAAGAGTATTATTACCTATTTCAGCATTTACAGCTGCAGCATTCAAAATTATTACACCTATATCTGGTAAAAATTTACCGTATGAACCGTTATTTGCAGAGTAACCAGTACCTCCATCATGTGATACTCCATTTGAACCTGAAATAACTTCGTATACTCTTCCTGCATCTGTAAAAGTAACTACTGTAGACATTCCGCTGTTATCTGTTAGTGTTCTTTCTACTGAACCAGATTTGATAGTTAGTTCAAAAGTACCAGGTAGTAGTTTTTCTTTATACCTTGCTCTATCTAATGAAATAGCAAATATACCTTTAGCTGAAGTAACTCCACCGAATACGAAATCTGTTTCTTCATCTCCAAGTACTAGAGATCTGTACTGGCCATAGACTGTAGCAGAAGGGGATTTACCGGCTACATTTGTGTTAAATGCTGTAGATCCTAAACCGTCTTTATTTCCATATGCTATTGAAAACTGTACTGCTGCGTTAGTAAGGGTTGAACCTGTCTGGTATACATCTAAGTAGTAATCTCCACTTGTAGAAGAATCTTGTGTTGAGGATGTAAAAAATGTTGTGAGTTGGTAATTACCTGTGCTCCATACTATTGATGATATAGAGTCTGCACTTACAACAATATCTTCTGTATCAAATTGTTTAAATGACATATCTTATTAGTTTGTTTTAGTTATTGTTATAGGAATAGTAATTCTTGCACCACTATCTCTACCTACAAGAGTAAGGGTACTAGATAGAGAAGTATTGGTAGCACCAAATAAAGTATTTATAGTTGTTCCTGTTAAATTTATTGATGTACCTACAACAGTTTTAGATACGTTTGTTCCTAGTGTTGAAGAAGCATTTAATCTTTCTGCTTCTGCAGTATTAATACCAACACCTGTAAAGTTAGAAAGTAGCCTTACGTCTGCTACAGTAGCAGTATATCCGCTTGATTCAAAAGCTTGGGAAGCTCCTAAAAAGTTTAATGTTTGCGGTGTAATTGTTAAAGATGCTCCTTGTTTAAGAGTTATAGAAGCAAACCCTGGTTCCAGTATTGGTAATTTAGCGGTACCTCTAGGAAGGGTAGCTAATTTATATTTCATTATTTGAGTTTCATCTGCAAATGCTTCTAGAAGAGGCATATTTTCTATAGCTTCTCCGAAAAAAGCAGAACCTGAAGGATGAGTGGTATTATAAAGAGTATAATCTATCTCATCATCAGCTAAAGCAAATTGAGTAATTCTAAAAGAGCCATCACCTCTAGCGAGTAATTCTCTTCCTTTTTTTGTTAAGATTGCGTCGACTGTTACGACACCATTATTTAAGTATCCCATTTTCTAACTATTTGTTTATTATAAATATATTGTTTTAATCTTTTCTATTAACTATTAAGTTCCATCTTGCGATGCTGATGTATAGGCTTTTACTATAAAACCTCTAAAGTCAGTTTCTACTATTGTCATATCGTCAGGACTATCTTTAACTTCTTCTGGACTTAAAACTGCTCGTAGCTGTTGCTCAGGTATAATTTTAGTTCCATCTATAGTCAGTAGTCTATCCCCTTGATTCAATGTAAGATCCAATTCATCAGGATCATGACCATTATTAGCTACACCGTTTTTAGCTCTAATAACTGTTACGTTATAAATATTTAAAAAGTTTTTACCATTAGTAGGATTTAATTTATCGTTCTTGGAAGTAATCTGTACTACTTCAACGCTAGCACCAGGGCCACTACCTGAAACAAAAGATATTAAGTCTCCTACTCCAAGTGTATCTCCTATACCTGATACATCTATATCAAAACTTGTATCTGATGTACCTGTTAATAGGGTAGGGTCAATTGCAAAACTTCCTGAGTAAAACTTTGCTACTACTCCAACTGTAGCTACCGGTTCATCTCTTAGTCCTGCAAAAAATATATCTTTATACTGCTGTGTATACTCTTGTCTTTCTCCATCAGTTCCTGAACGACCTGCTAGTAAGTCATTCATATTTCCCCAAGAACGGCCATAACTACCGCTAGGTGCATCAAATGAAGTAGATATAGGCCCTTCAACTAAAGGTAGTACTGTTATAGACTGTGCTGTAAGGGAAGGTTCTAAACCTCCGTAATCGTTAGCGTCTGTTTTAGATCCGTTATATCTAGCATTACTAAAACCAACTGAGGTATAGTTTGAAGCTGGGGTGCTAGCAGGTGTAGCGTAAGGTTCAGGTTGATACGTACCTGTAGAGGGTAGGTTAAGGTTAAATCTTAAATCTATACTTTCTTTTGCTTTATCTATTCCAAAAATATTAGGCCTTACAGTAATATTATCAGTTATGTCTATTGATTGGTTTGGTATACTTCTTCCTATTATTACATCTAACCTTACGTAAAAGAAAGGGTCGTCTGTACCAGTACCAGGAGTAGCTGTAGCCATACTGCCGGATGGTATTTCAAATTCAAAAGGTTGTATCAATTGCTGATCATACTGTCCTGCTGAGTTACCAATTCTTGTATAACCTATACCGAAAATTGTATGGAAAAAAGCAAATGGACTATTAAATTCAGGTTCAGCATCAACTGCTAAGACTACGGATATACCGTATCTTCTTTGATCGTTAGGACCTGGTTCTATGGTACCATTAGAAAATAAAGAACTAACATCTCCTATTACACTAGATATTTCATCAACTGTTAATGAAAGTGTAATGTCTTTATCATTAGGAAATCTTACTAATGAACCTGTATAATAAAACTGATGGCCAGAAGCATCATTAAAGTTTGTAACTATAGAACCGGTAGGTATAGGGTTACTTCCTGTGGTTGCATTATCTGTTCTAAGGGTTCGTGTTTGAATTCCCAATGCTGCTTCAAAGTTTTGAGGATAAGGGTCTCCACTTACTCTATCTAAAATATATCTATCTGTTGATGGCCTATAGTCTACAGCGTTACTAAATAGCGCATTATAATCGTCATTATCAAAACTCCTTATAACAAAAGGATCAAACGTTACTGATGAAGATAAGCTTGAAGAGACTGTTGCTAAGGAAATATCTATATTATCTATAAAAAAGTAACCTACTTTTTCAGCTACTGTAAGTTTTTGTAAGTTACTAACTTCTAAAGAAGAAGTTAATTTCATATTAACAGATTGAATCGATTGTAATGTTGGAACAATATCTACACTATTCAAAGAATTGTTATCTACGGTCAAAGCTCTTATTATCTTTGTTCCGTCGATATCTTCTTTTACTAAAGCACGTATCTCTCCGTCACTTGGTGCTGTTTGTGAAAATTGAAATAGATTCATATTTTATTCTTTTATTTTACGCTTATTTACCATTATGAGATAAAATACCATTACTTATATACGTATGTGTCTTTTCAGTTGTTAGTTCTATTACTTCACCATCAGGATATGCTTCAACTGAAGTAATTGTTTTCTCAGAAATTATATCGCCTTCATTTAATGTATCTACAGCAATGAAATCATCTAAACTATCTAAATACACTCTGTGTTTAGTGGAAGTTATTAGGTACGTACCATCTTCTAATGTAATTTTAATTTTCTTAACATTGTCAGTACTAGAAATTTTAATTACTATATCTTCTAGCATTTCTTTTGAATATTCATGTTTACTTCTTATAACATCCCCTACCTTTAGATCTTTTGCTGACTTAGTTAAACCAGTTTTCATTAAAACTTGAGTATCAGGGTCTACACAGGTGCTAGGAGGAGCCTGTGTAATAAGTAGATCAGGGTGACTAACACCTCCTGATATTATAGGAAAATTATACTCAAAAGCATCATCTGAAATTAATCTATGTACTGAATAAGTAGTACTTCGTGCACTAGATCCAGTATGTTCTTGTAATTCTATTTGAGCTGATGTATCCCCCTGTAGTATATCAGTGCTGTACCCGCCGTCGGTAGTTACAAAATTTGCCCAACCAACACTAGGGTCTTCTTGAATATTACCGTTAGTATTACTTGCCCAACCTACAACAACTAAACTCGCAGTTTGTGCAGCACTAGTATATGTTTGATCAACTATTCTACTTCCGCCAGCGTATCCTCTATATTCGAAAAGATGAGGGTAATAAGGTACTGATGCAGATACTACCTCCCCGCTACTTCCTTGAGGGTCGGTGAACCATACAAAAGCTCCTACTGTATTACCTACACCGGTATTATTAGGTGCGTTTGACCATGATGCACCGGATCCTGTATTACTTATAGCATAAGCTGAACTATCATTATAAACTATACTTGCTGTTCCAGGATTAACTCCTGAACCACTAGATATAGATATATTATTAGAAATAATTGAAGTACCTGCATGTGAACCGGATAATTGATAATTAAGAGTACCTGTAAAACTAGGATTATAATGTACAATTATACAGTATTTAGCAGTAACATTTAGACTTTGAGATTTTGCAGTCGCAGAAATAGCATTTAAGTCTTCATTTATTCTAAAAGTTCCTTCATGAATACTGTAACCTGAAGGTCCTACAGTTTGTTTATGAATAGTTAACCCAAAATTACCAGCCCCTTGTGTAGCTGTTGCTAAGCTTCCGGTATTACCAGCTGCATCTCTTAATTTTAAAGCTAGAGTAATATCATCACCGTCACTTAAACTACTTAAATTAGCAGTAAAAGTAAAAGCACCTCCTGAAGCGCCAGTAGCATACTCCTCTTTAACATCATTACCACTTTCGTCTGATGCTGTAATGAAAACTGTTGCGTTTGCTTCTACGGTTCCGTCTATTCCTGCAGTAACTGCTGTTACATTATTTGCAGTTATAGCTGATACTTTCCAAGCTGCTGTATAACCTGAAGGTGCTGTAGTATCTAAAGTGCTACAAGCGACTATATTATACAATTGTCCTGGTTGATTAGAAGCAGAAACTTGAGCAGTAAAACTTGTAGTTATTCCGTTTACTGTAACTCCGAATGAAATATGATCAGAATTAGTTAATGAAGTAACAGGTGTTGTAGCATTAATGTCTGAGTAAAGTATATCTCCGTCTACAGGTACTGCTGCACTTCCACCATGATAAAACGTTAATGTGCTTGATGGAGAAAAAGCAGTACATGCATTAGCACCTCCAGTGTAAGATTCAGGATTAGCACCATTATTCATTACTAAAATAGGAAATAATGCATCAGATATACTTTGATTTACTGTAGTAATATGAAATAAAGTTTCTGGGTGCTGATTTCTTTTGAAAGGATTTTCATCATTTAATTCACCGTCTGTTATTAACATACCACTTCCGCTTAATTCTCCATTAAATTTAGGAGATTCATCACCTACTAGTTTCATTACTGATCCACTCATAGTTTCAATGTCTTTAGAGTAGAAAGTAGTATCATTAATTTGGCTATAAGTTTTAAAGTTATCTTCTCCTCCAATAAAATCAGTAGCTGGATAATCTGGGTTTAAAATTCCATTTGTGTATAAGTTTGGGTTAACATACAAAGGCCAGTTACCTCTCAGACCTGCGTTTCTCTGCTGTAAAATTACTGTATCATTTCTAACTACTGTCGTGCTGATTGAGCAAGTAACTCCGTTGTTATACGTTGATCCAAAAGCAAGGGAATCATTCAAAGCAGCAGCAAAATTTGCTGTTCTATCTGTTACAGTGCCTCCATCAGCATCAAACCTGGAAGCACCGTTAGACATATCGTATGCTGAAGTATTTGAAGCATCGATTCTCCTACCAACTGAAGAACCTGATAGTTGCTGTGAACCAGTTATAATAAATCCAGGACCTGTAGCGGTTCCTCCTGAACCTGTTTGAAATACAAGTATAGCAGAAGCAGTGATTGGGGTATTTTTAACATACCCTGCTAATGATTGATAAAATCTATACCTTTCATCTTTTATACCGAAAGAAGAGCCTGTTGTTTGGAAAGCTGCTAGTAACACATCGTTAGGAAGTGGATCGAAAGATTGACTGTTAGCACTTGAATTACCTCTAGCTACCCAGGAGTTTTGTCCATGGGGACTATAATCTACTGTTATAATGTGTGTATGCTGCCAATCAGTTAAGGAACCTCCAGAATTGTTTACGTCTAAGGACGGAAACCTTTCAAAAATTGATTCTGAAGAAAACATTACGTAAAACTTGTCACTACTTCCGGTATTTTCCCCGTAAGGTGTCATTAGTTGTTTACTTTTATCTTGTTTAGTTTCTCTAATATTATAATAGGTACCGTCAGGGTGATAAAAATCATTACCTTCAACGATTATCTCTCCTTCATCTCCTTGATTAGTATCAGTTCTATAGTCAACTCTAAACTGTAAATCTGAATATCCTCCTACTCTTCCAGGTTTAAAATTAGCTTCTACTTCTGCTAAATCTTTGTTTATTTTTATAACTTTATCATTATATGTACCGGAATCAGACCCTGTCATAAATGCTGTATCTATACTACCTGAGTAGGTTTCATCGTTACCGGATAGTTGGGTTGATTTTATTTTATTTCTTTCTAATAAATGAGGTTTGATAATTATACCTGTATCTAAAGAAGTTCTTGCAGGTACAAAATCTTTTACCATTTTAAAGAGAATATTATCATAAAATTTTAAAGACCTAACAAAATCTTTCAAATTAGGTGGATCTAAAAACGCATCACCGGTTTCATTAAGTAAAGCAGTTTCTCTTTCAGTTTTAAAGGTAGCAGAATGGTACCAAGGGTAATTTTCGTTATAAGAAGAATCGTAGAGATCTCTAGGATCTCCTATAAAATTATCTATATGAAAAGATGAAGATATTAAATGTGCACTATTACTTAAGTGGTCGTTGATTGCATTAGTAGGGGAAAATCCGACTTCTAATCTATGTTGATCAGGAGCACTCACTTCATCTTCTCTAAATACCGATTCATTTTGGGTCAATACATAACCATCAGTACTGCCAGATGCAAATCTAATCTTATCTAACTGTTTTGTATATTCTTTATCTGGCCCTCTATAATTTTCTTCGTCAAACCTCTGTCCACCAAAAGTAGTTATCTGTAAGTAGCTAGATGGAATACCGAAGCAGTTTATTAGAGCTCTCAACCCTCTCTTGGTACCTTTAGATTTAATTAATAAAGGTATATTATGGTAAAGTCTTTTATATATTTGAGCTTCGTAATCTTTATTTGAAAAAGTAGTTCTTTCAGAACCTAAATCTATTCCCCCTGCAAACTGTACTGGAATGTTTTGGAAAAGACCAGTTCCTGATCCTATTTCGGGGTTTTGATTTGCACCGGTAGAGTTCATAGAACTATCAGAAACAAGTGAGGTAAAGTTAACTGCACCAGCAGTGCCAAATTTTGAAGCAGAAATACTATTTAATCCACCAAATCCATGTCCGTGTTGACTATTAAATATATCTAAAAATTGATCTCTTTTTACAGAACCTGATGAAGGATTGGCAAGGTAAACTAAAATGGTTCCAGTTGAAGAGTTAAAAGCACCGTGACCACTTTGTATTGAAGTAGCTTGATATGTTCTTTCAACACCGTTACCGTCAGTAATTTTTAAAAAGTGCTGACTGCCCCATATATTTCCTCCATTTGAAAAGGTTACAGAACCAGATGCAAAACCTTGTGCAGTATATGGCTTTATAAAATTATTAACTGTTTCATTAATACTTCCACTGTCATAGCTATCATTGATAAAGTATTTAAATAAATCGTTAGAACCTTCTTTAGAGTTATATATTTTTACACCAAGACTTTTTACTGCTTCTTGAACTAAATCTTTTGAAATACCTCTGTTTAATCTATGATCAGTATCATACTTATCAGTTATAGCTTTTGTATATATCCATAAATTATCAAAATGCTGACCAATCATATGTGTAAACAGTAATCCTTTTTCATTATTAGAATCATCTGCTAGGTACTCAGGTAAAAAATTTGTGAGTAAATCGTAGTTTCTAGTATCGTAATTTGAAGCACTAGTTAACTGTTGATTATACCAAGTAATAGCATCTGATGAAGTTGTATGGTAGTTTACATATGGTTTAGTGGTATTACTTTTAGGCCATGAATTAGAACCACTTTCATAGTATAGGTTTTTTTCATAATGATCAAAGTTATCTATAACTCCTTTGATTAAGTTTTTAGTAGCTTCTATACTTCCGCTTCTTCCTGTAGAAGTAGTATTAAGTAAAGCTTCTTCAGTATCTAAGTCTGATTGATAAGTTTCTATCAATTGAACTTTGTATCTAAAGTTTTTTAATCTTTCTTCTGCAGAGGAGAAATGTATAAAGTTTTCGTAATCACTATAATCAATACCTAAATTGATACTTCTATCTTTGACTGCTGAGAATAACTCTCTATTACTATTAGTGTTAGAAAAACTAAATAAATCGTTATAATCAAAATACTCTGTAGGTTCTGAATCATCTTCAGTAGTTTTTGCAGTAAAGTTTGGACCTCTAAGTTTAGGAGTAGATGGAGGATCTAAGGTAACGTCTGCTAATAGCTTAACTGCTGCTGAATCAGAAACTTTTTGTACTACTTGAGCTTTGTCTTTTACTGTATACTTTTCTGGTAGAGGTTCGTAAAGTTTTAATGCTATTGTTATTTTGTTATCTAGTTCCCATGTATTAATATTAGTTACTATAAAAAGATCGTTATTACCTAAGTTAAGTAAATATTCATCAAAATAACTTTCTGATTCTAATCTTTCTTTAAGTTCTTCAGTTCTATTTATTAATTCGTTTGTAGATAGCTTTTCAGAATACAGTAATATTTCAGTTCTATCTTTTGAAATTTCATGAATATATAACTCTCTTTTCTGGTTACTTGTGGTATATAAGTCATCTAAGAAATGAAAAAGTATTTTAATATCAGTTCTAGTGAAACCAAATTCTTGAGCTATAGCAGCAGGGTCTAAAGTAACTTCAGTTGATTTATCTCCGTCATTGCTGAGAGCAGGTGTGGGTAGTTTGTATTCATAAGAAGAGAATAATCTTACATCATTAACAGAGTAAAAATGAGTTTCAATATAATGTTTACTAAAATCATACTCTCTATTGATAGTAAAATTATCTACTAAGCTCAAGTCTTTATCAGAAAACTTTTCTAAATCTTGGAATGAGTTTAAATTCTCATCTAATATTTCATATGTTACTTTCGCCATATATTTTATTTTTTCAATCTATACCCTACTTTATCTTCTTTATTAGGATCTTTAAACGTAATAACCCTAAAAGACACTCTACCTTTCATATTACCTTTATTCTTTACTGCTTGTACTATAGAAGAAGCTTTATATCCAGCTTGAACTAACTCACTAACAAAAAAGTCTAAAGTCATATCGTCAGTTTCATTTCTGCTAGCAGGTATAAAGTAATCCCCTCCATAATTACCATTTCTATTAGAAGGGTAGTCTTTATCCTCTGTATCTTTACCATACAGCCAATAAAACCTTTTTGCTAAACCTCTTGCAGCACTTATTCTAGAATGAGAACTCATAGTAAAAATATTGTTTGTACCGTAGTATGTTCTAGAGTACCTTTTTCGTATAAATCTAAAGGCTAGACCAACTTTATCTTTTCTCCAGTTTTTAATCATTTTCTCTATTTCAGCTACCTCTTCTGCATCACCGCCTCCTGCTGCTGCGGCGGCTGCTGCTTTTTTAGCATTTTCTGCCATATCATCAGCATTCTTATTAGCTGCTTCCTGTGCTTTCTGTGCTGCAGCAGTTGCTGTTTCTACAGCTGCATTAGCGATTGTATTAGCTTTTTCTAGTGCAGCTACTTGAGTTTGAGATGCTGCTAAATCTGCTTGTAAAGTAGCTACTTTTTCTGCATCCTCAAAGCTTACTTCAGATCCGTTAGCTAATTGAAGTTCTAATTCTAATATTCTCCTATTAGCGTCTAATATCTGTACTCTTAGATTAGCAATTTCATCTAGTAAGGGCTGTACACTTTCTAAGTTAGTATCTACTTGATACAATTCGGAACTTCTCTCTACTAAATACTGATGAGTTTTTTCCGGTCCTTCTATTGGTATAGTAAGGTAGAGTTTATCGTATATTCTAAAAAGCTCATCTATATTATCAGGATCTATAAAAGGTTCAGGTGTAGAATAAAAACTAAATTTTCTATCTACAGCTGTGTCGAATTCAGTTTTATTTAAAACTGTTTTTTTTATTTCAACCTTTTTAGCCATTTCTTACTACCTTAAAAATTTGATCATTATCTATCACAATATCTGATCCGTCTATTTCTGTCTTAATTAATAACCTATAAAATCTTTCTGGTTGAATACCGTCTAAGTAAAAGTCAAAGTAGTTAGATTTACTATCGCAGCTTATTTTAGTAAACGTAGTATCAAAATCCACCACCATCTCTTCCGTATATTCATCTCTTAATCCCCAGTACGAAGAAGTCGGTAAATGAAAATTCTTTAAGAATGCTGAAGATGTTGTGAAAGTTCTAGTTGGATACTTAGGTCTTGCATTTAATCTGAAACGAACTTTACCCTGATCTGCATATTCTCCTTTATTATTATTAATAGTAATAACAGCGTCTGAGTCAGTTAGTTCAGGTAAAGAACCAGTGGTATGTGTAAAATCATCCCATTTTATATCTATGTGAGGTGGGTATATTGTATTTGTATCACTACCGTAATACTTTAACCTAATTGATGATTCAGTAAAGTTTTCATAGCTACTCTGTATCTTTAGAAGAAGTCCGTAATTTGCAAGAGGTGTAGAACCAGAAGCCCATTGAGATACTAAATCAGTAACATTCATATTAATATCATATGGTGTTGTTTTATCAAACGACTGAGAAACAGTTAAATCTACTCCGTTATTCAAAGTTACTACATCACCACCCGGTGTAGCCCAATTGTTACCTGAATCACTTGCTGTCCATGAACATCCTGCTTTTTGTAATGGTCTATCCCCGAACTTACCGA